TCAAAGCAATTGCACAAACGTACGAACACGACAACGGTTGGTTTCACGAGAACGAAGGTCGCCAGTTCACAGACGAAAAAGGAAATGTATTCGAGTTCGATATTCTCGGACGATTCTTCCGCGCTGACGAACCGAACTTTGACCTTCACTATATTCGTTTGAAGAAGGACGGAATTACTTTCGAGTTTGATTACAGAATCTTTCAAGACCATATCTAAATGGGTTATCACAAGCGAATGAGCGAGGAAGAACAAATGTCAGCCAACGAATGGTTCTGGCAGAATGAAGAGACCAAGCTCGCAAACAAATTTGAATCTTATATAAATCAACAAATAAACAACAACAACATGAGCATCATTGCCCAAAACAACAACAACGGAGGCGGAGGACAGACAGTCCCCGCAGGAACACACGTAGCGCGATGCTACCAAATCATTCACATCGGAACGATTGTGGACACTTACCAAGGTGAAGAGAAATTGGTGAACAAAGTTCGCTTAGTGTTCGAACTACCTTTAGAAACTGCCGACTTCGGTAAAGGTGAACAACCATTCTCAATTGGACGCGACTTTACACTATCAATGCACGAAAAGAGTGGATTACGCGCCTTCGTTCAATCTTGGTTAGGAAAAGCAATGAGCGACGGAGAAGCAAACAAATTCGACATTGGTACTTTGTTAGGTAAGGAAGCAATGGTTAGCGTAATGCACCGCACCGCGAACACAGGTCGTACTTACGCAGACTTGAAAGGAGCGTCACCACTTGCGAAAGGAATGACTTGCCCACCACAAGTAAACGCAGCGTTTCTTTTAGACTACGACAGCGAAGACTTCGACTTGCGTTTTAAGATGCTTCCAGAGTGGCTTCAAAACAAAGTGAGTTCGTCAGCTGAATTTAGCAAACGTTTGGAGCGTTCTGCGGATCAAATGAACAAAGCGAAGGCAATGCTTGAAGCAAAAGGATTAGTTCAACCAACGCAAGAGAACGAAGACGAGTTGCCGTTCTAAATTTAATGTGTCTTATAAGGGGCGAAAGATTGGATTCCCGTCCCTTATAAAGCCACAATGACTTAATGAATCAAAATCAATACAATGAAAAAATTAGTAAGCCTTGAAAAGAGAGTAGAAAAGCTACTTAAGAAATCAAAGAAATACCGCAACGACAACAAAGCGTTATGCGTTAAGATATGGCAAGACCAATTTGCAGAGCGCAGAGACATCACAAGCAATTTCTTCGCGATGTACGAACTTGGTAAATACACAACAGCCGACAACATCACACGCATAGCGCGATTAGTGAAGGAACGCAATCCAGAGTTACGCGGAACTAACCACGAAGAAAATAAGAAGAAAGAGCAGTTGATTAAACCACTATTAAAGAAATGAACAAACAAATCTATTCAACCCCATTCGGTCGACTTGTCAAAAGTCAATTCAAGACGATGCACAACTTTAAGAACGTCTTGCGAATCAGCGACCCAACAGCACGACTTTACGTCGCACACCCAGAGCGAATGAGAATCAAAGACTTCAACAACATTTGCCTTCACACAGGACTGTCAAGAGAAGAAGTATTCAGCACATTTACACCAACAATTTTAATCAACGAAGAAAATGACTAACGAGCAAATAAGACAGCAAATAGTGGATATGATTCCGTTTGCACATATGGAACGATTTGAAACCCTTTGGACGATGTTAACACCAAAGCACGAACGATTGACAAGTCAACAAATCAAACAACAGCAAGAATTGGAAAACGAACGAGAAGTGTTCTGGAGCGCACTTGAAGACGTTGTGTGCAGCGTTGTAGGTATTCAATCGCAAACGCTTTATACCCCAACGAGACGACGCGAGATAGTGACCGCACGACAAATTATTTTCTTTTTAATTCGTCCTTGTTATTTTCAGTCTTTCGATTCAATTGGTAAGCACTACGGAAAGGACCACGCTACCGTGATGCACGGAATAAAGCAGGCGACTTGGCAAATCGAATGTGATAAAAGCTACGCGGCAACCGTTGAACGCATTTGCGGATTGATGAATGAGCTGGGTTATGCTAAACCTATTAAATTTTTCACTAAGTTTGTGGAACACTTAGAGCATCAAAAACAACTCGAAGCGAAAAGAAAAGCCAAATTAAAATAAATCAACAACTATGAAAAGTGAATTAAGATTCTGTCCTAACTGCGACAAAGAACTTTTAGCCGAACGTATTCAAGAAGTGTTAGTCGACCAACAACTTGAAGATTGGGATTCTGCTTATGAATTTATTGATGACGAAGGAGAGATTGTCAACTGTCCAGACTGCGACGAATGGGACTACGCAGACGACGATGCAAAAGGCGAAGGGTGGGACTAACTAAATAATAAAACAATGATGCTAATACTACAATTAAAACAACGCATTATTCAGCTTGAAGCTGCAATGCAAGAACAAGAGCAAAAAATAAACGACATTCTCATTCGCTTATCAGTTCCACAGGCTAACCTTCCAGCACCAACGAAAGAAAAGAAGACAGCTTTCAAGAAGCCAACGGTTGTCGAAATCTACGAATACGCTTGCGAGAAATTAAGCAACGACGACGCGCTTAAGTTTACTGAAAAGTTTCACGCTCATTATGAAGCGAACGGTTGGAAGGTTGGTCGTAACTCAATGAAAGATTGGAAGGCTGCCGTTCGTAAGTGGGACTTGTCTACTTTTGTAACTACAAACCAACAAACCAAAATCAAAAATGGAAAATTCGATTCCGATGCTGCGCAACGCATCTACAACGACGCTCACAACTACACAAAGGGTTGATCGTGCGGAACGTGAAAGCGCATTTGTAGCCGACTATGACCTACCCACGTTTGTTAAGTTATGTTCGAAGGTTTGCGCTATGTACGGAATAGCACTTCCCGAAGCGCAACTACTCCAGATGCTGCACGAATTTATAGGAAAACATTTTAGGTGGGTGACATTCGAACACTTCAACCTTGCGTTCGAACTAAATGCAGCAAATGAACTGAGTAAAAAGTGTGAGCATTTTGGAGCGTTGAGCGTGTCGTTTATTGGTGATGTGTTGACGCACTACAAACCACACAGGGACAAAGCGAATCTACAAATTCAGCGTGAAATAGCGCAATCAATAGAGGAAAAAGCAGAACTAATAAAAGAAAACGAAATGGCGGTGAACGACGACAGCTGGAGAAGAATGTTGAAAGAAGATATTGACAGCTTCAAACAAGGCAAATACACAACGTTAGAATTGCGCGGGGTGTCAATGATGCGGTGGCTCGAAGAAAGTAAGCGTATAACAGCTGAAACATTCACAGACGAAGAATACAACCTGTGCAAAGCGAAGGCACGAAAAACAGTCTTCAACGAACAGCAACTTTCAAAAGGAATGGTTGAACGAATGAGTGACCGCAAACGTCAACTACTCAAAGAATCGATTCAGTTTGAAGGCTTCCGTGAACTTTACAAACTTTATTTGTCGAAACAATGATAATAGGCTGGTTTAGTTGTGGTGTTACTTCGGCTGTTGCTTGCAAGTTAGCAATCGAAGAACACGGAAAAGAAAATGTACGATTATTTTACATTGCAATTGACAGTGCGCACGAAGACAACGAACGCTTCATTTTAGATTGTGAAAAATGGCTGGGTATTAAAGTAGAACGCAGACGTTCGAATAAATACAAAGACCAATTTGACGTAATAGAAAAAGTAGGTTATGTAAACGGAGTGAATGGCGCACCTTGCACAATGCACTTGAAAAAGAATGTACGCAAAGCAATCGAAAAAGAGTTTGAATACGAAGGACAAATCTTCGGTTTTGAATATGACAAAAAAGAAATCAATAGAGCAATTCGATTCGCACAACAATATCCACAAGCAAAACCATTAACTCCATTGATTGACCGTAAAATGACAAAGCAACAATGTGCTGAATTACTTTTATTCAATGGAATTAAGTTACCTAAAATGTACGAATTAGGTTTTCACAACAATAACTGTATTGGTTGTGTCAAGGGTGGTAAAGGTTATTGGAATCACATACGGAAACACTTTCCAGAATACTTCGAAAGAATGTCGAAAGCGGAAAGAAAAGCAGGTCATTCGTGCATTAAAGAAAAATTCCTTGACGAATTGAAACCAAACGAAGGAAAGCACGAACCGCCTATTGTTCCAGATTGTGGAACATTCTGCGAGATAGAGTTTGCAGATATAATTGACGCGAATACTGAAAAAGTTTTTGCTGGATATACAACATTTAAACAACTGAATTTATTTTGAATCCATATAAACCCGAATACCTGCCGCGTCAAATTGAAGCGTTGAACTATCTTGCAACCGATTCGCAAGTTGAGCAGTTGTTATACGGTGGCGCGGCGGGTGGTGGGAAGACGAAGTTCGGTTGTATGTGGCAAATACAACGTCGTTTGAAGTACGCAGGAACGCGTTCTTTAATTGGACGTAGCAAATTAGACACGCTGAAAAAGACGACGCTCAACACGTTCTTCGAAACAGCGCGTGAGTTTGGATTGGTTGCGGACAAACACTACACCTACAACGGACAAACGAATGTGATTAAGTTCTTCAACGGAAGCGAAATTGTATTGAAAGACCTGTTCGCTTATCCTTCAAATCCGAACTTCGATTCACTTGGATCGTTGGAAATTACCGATTATTTTATAGACGAGGTAGCAGAGGTAACAGAGAAAGCCGTGAACATCGTTCACTCTCGTTGTCGTTACAAGTTGAATGAGTTCGGTCTTATTCCCAAAGGCTTCTTATCGTGCAATCCTTCGAAAGGTTGGTTGTACAATGAGTTCTACATGAAAAACAACCGCAACGAACTACCTTCACACCGAGCGCTTGTTCAAGCGTTACCGCAAGACAACCCCTTTCTTCCTGTTGCTTACATCGAATCCTTGCGAAGACTTCCCGAATACGACCGCAAAAGACTTTTAGAAGGCAATTGGGAGTTCGACGACGACAGCGACAAACTATTTAACACGGAGAATCTTCTTCGAATGTTTAGGAACGAAGTAATAAACGAAGGAAAGAAGTATATCACAGCCGATATAGCGCGATTTGGTAAGGACAGAACGATTATTATTGTTTGGGAAGGTCTAACTATTATCGATATAATTGAGTTGAATAGAGCAGCGTTGGACGAAGTTGTGAACAAGATTCGCGTTGTAGCCAAAGAACACAACATATTACTTCAAAACATCATCGCGGATGAGGATGGAATCGGTGCGGGAGTCTGTGACTTTCTGAAGTGTTTAGGATTTCAGAATGGATCTAAACCAAAGCACCCACAATACCAAAATTTGAAAAGCGAATGTTATTACAAATTGGCTCAATATGTAGAAGAAAACAAGGTCACTATCTTATCGAGTACACGCAAAGAACAAATCATTCGTGAACTGGAAATGATTAAGCGACACCGCGCGGATGTAGACGGAAAGTTACAAGTCACACCAAAAGACGTTATCAAGAACCGCGAAGGTATTTCTCCCGACGTTGCCGACGCTATAATGATGCGAATGTATTTCGAACTCAATCCAAGTTACGGACAATACGTTGTCGGTTAGCATAGGTTGATTATATTAGCACAATGAAAAATACACCACTATACGAAACGCTCAAAATGACTTACGACAGAGAGCGCGAAATTGTTAATTCACTCGCGAACTACTTCCAACAAGGTAAGATATTAGGCGACATTCTCCTTGAACTTTCACAACGAAAGGACTTGAACGCGAAAGAGAAAATATATCTCGCGCTTATGATTGGTTCAATGATGTCTAAGCCAGATGCAGAAAAGTAATTTACTCACGCAAGTTATTGTTGAATTAGAAGCGCGAGAATTGAAGGGGATGGAGACGTACGGAACAACACTCGACCGAACTGACTTAACGCGCTCAGAATGGCTTCAACACGCATACGAGGAAGCGTTAGACCTTGCCCTTTATTTGAAGAAATTAAAAATAGAAGAAGATGCCAGAAAGCAAAACTAAAAAAGGAATATGTGTCTACTTGCACAAAGACCTTTGGAACGAGATAGACGAAAAGAGAGGTGAAAATAGTCGCAACACTTTCTTAAGTGAAGCGATTCAGTTCTCTTTGAAGTTCTACGTCGAAGAATCTAAAGTAAAATTGAAAGAACAAAAGTAGAAAGAATAGCTACGGAAGAACTAACAACTAAGGCGTGGTTTCTGCGCTTTTTTTGTTTCTCCAATTTTTTCTTTTCAGCAGTAAGAGTGTTTATTTCTTCGGTTAATACGTCTGTCTTCTGTTCATAAGCAACGACTACTTCTTGCAAGTTGTCAATCTTTTGTTCTTCGATGTTTAATTGTTCTTTGAGATTGTTAATTACCAACGAATCTGAAGCAATTACGCTATCACAACTGTTCACCAAATGGATGACATCCACGCGAGTAATAGTATCTCGAACAACAATAGTAGAACGAGTTCTTTGATAGGTGGTCTTGGCTTTAGATTGAGCGTCTTCATAAGTTCTTAATTGTTTATAAAGTTCTATTTGTTCTTTTAGCAAACGATCGTACTCACCAGCGTTGTAATTGATAACGCTATCTTGCTTTTGAATTTCAGTTGTTGCGTTTTTTGCAACACTTCGTCCCCACCAATTCCAACACAAGACCAACCAAAGCAATGATGTTCCCAAAACAAGCAGGATTGCTGCAAATATATTTCTTCTCATAATATCTTTCCTTCGTGTATTCTATAATTGTGAACGCTAAACGCTCCATTTGTTCCCTTATCTACAATGGCAAATCCGTGATTATAGCGGGAATAGGGGTTGTAATCGGGTGAAAGTTCGCTTAAGCAACCGACACCCCAACAGGTTATAAACTTTCCGTTAGCGTCGCGCTCATTGTGTTCAGCTGTCTGGTGGTGGTGTCCGCATAACGCGCTCACCTTAGTCTTCATAAATAAACCACGCGCTACGTTGACAGACGGAAGGAATTGCTTTCCGAATTCGTGACCGTGAAAGATTGAAAGTTTGCCGATGTTTAACTTGCTCTTGCCGTCAATCCATTTAACGTCGTGCTTGTCGCAATGGGTAAGGGTTGGAAAGTCGAACGCGTCAATGTCGAATAGTTCGGGAGCTTTTATGCGCATATATCTCCAATATCTTTCCTCGTGGTTTCCTTCTTTGTAGTAAATGTGAGCGTCCGGGAAGGTGTGTCTTAATGATGCAAGGAATTGACGAATAGAATATAGTTCGTCTTTGAATTTTCTCTTTCGTGGATCCTTTACAAAGTCGGAAATCATATGACAATCTAACGCATCGCCATTCAATATGATTGCGTCGCATCCTTGTTTTAAGCCTTCAGAAATAGCACACTCCAACGCTTCGTTATCTTGATAAGGAAGATGAACATCACAAAGGATTAAGAACTTATTGCCTTTCAATTCAACGTGACGACGCTTCTTTGAGTACGACTTCGGTAATGCGTAAGGGTTGGAAGGTCTTTGTGCTGTGTCAATCAATTCTTTTTGTGTGTTAGATGTTCTGCTTTTTTTCCCAATTTTACCGCGAACGTTACGAACGTAATTTCGAGCGTGTTCTGCTGAATCAAATGCTTCTGGATATTCCGTAAATAGTTTGGTCGCTAAAGAATGAGAAGGAGCATCGGGAAATTTACTACAAATCTCCACCGCTATTTTCCGCGCTTCGCTCTTGGGTCGTGCCATTTGTTTTTGATTTAGTGAACTTTTCGATTACAGTACCACCAAACAAACTACCTGCAAGAATTGCCAACGTGTCGAACATTTCAATCGGGCAATTGTAGATAGTGAATGTAGCAATGTAAGCAAAAGCTATTAAGTTAATTACCACAAAGATAGAAATAAAACGCTTACTTGAAACTTTCGTTGAACTCGTCAGCAATTGCTTTAGCCACGACTTCAAATTCTCCTTCATATTGCTTTAAGAATCAACTGAACAATTAACCCACCAACGACACCCGCTGTTGCCGCAATACCACTCAAACGAGCGACCTGCAACCGTTGATTCTGAATGTACTTATCGTGCTTCTGAACCTTGCTCACAAGACCTTCTATTTTCATTTCGTCGTCACCAATCAACACGTTGTAAATACGGTCAATTTTCTTGTCCATATCTTGGAGCTGTTCGTGTATCAAAGTGATTTCGTGTTCTGTGTTCATGACTTAAAGTATAATGCAATTTCTGCTTCACGACGCTTCACCAAACCTGCAAGAACCTTACCACCACCCTTGTTCCATAAACGGAATGAATCAGCAATGGTTGGATCGTTAGGATTAGCGTTTACCTTTCTCAATACAGACGACTTCTTAAAGCCACCTGTTCCGATATTGTAAGCCAAAGAAACACACGCGCTGAATTGGTTTTCGTTCAGCGTTTGCGTTATCAATGCACGAACGGATACCGCGAACTTATCAATAACGTTTTTCGCTAATTGTTCTGCACGCGCCTGAGTTATTACGTCGCCTTCTTTAACCTTTGTTCCGTCTTCGTAGAAGGTGTTTCCATAACCAATCGTCCACACGTTAGCAGGACACAAATAAGCCTTCAAACGACATCCTTCAAACTTCTTCAATAGCGCGTATCCGTCAGCGTTAACTTTCATTTTTTAGTTTCTTTATTTGTTTCTCTTTCTTTGCTAAATACTTACGAAATTTTTCTTCGTAGATTTTGTGCATCGTTAAATTCTTCTTGCGTCCCCTTGTAGCCATTCGTTTTTGTTTTAGTTTATCTCAACCAACCTAAACCGCGTCGTCTGTATTCGTATGGAAGTCTGTCTCTTCCGTCGCTAATTTCAAAAGCGTTAGAAGGATATACATTTGTTTGTGACCAAATTTGCTGTGTTGTGTTCGTCGTGTACTCTGGAAAATCAGACTGATTGAAACACAAATAATCGACCATTCTTTGAGTGTAGAACATTGCTTGTGAACGCGCCTGATCGCGGTAGTTTTGTAAGTCTGTTTGTGATATTGGTGTCGTGTCTTCGCTTGTTCTAATCACCAAACTTCCGTTATCAGTTTTAACGTACAAATGAGGCAACACTTCGTACATGGTCCACCACATTACCATTCGACGCAAGTAATCGTCAAGAAGCGTTTCGTACGCACCTGCGATATCATCGTTTACAACGTCTTCTTTAATCTTATTGTAAAGGTCAGTTCCTAAATACAACTGTGCGTACTTGTCTTGCGACAAATAGATTGCAGGGTACATAAGCAACGGATCAACTGAGCCGTTAATCCAAGTGTATTTTTTTATGTAATTCTCGTCTATTAGAAGAACTTCGGGTTGTAGTGCCATTGTGTGTTTTTATTAAGGGTATTTTAAAGAACCTCTGTCTGGTCTGTCGATTGGTGCTGTTCCTTCGATGCCTTTTTGAGGAACGTAAGGGTTGTTACCAACACGCTTATCGTTGTTCAATCCGTCGTTTGGAAGTATGCGTCCTTTTGAATCGCGTTTACGAACATAAATTAAACGCCTCCAATGATGATGGCAAAATGAACCGCCACAATACTCAAAGAGCGAATATGTTTGAGACCCAGAAGGAGCAAAACTTCCATTCACTCCTGCCTTGCTCATCTTTTCAATATCTTCATAACGAAAGATTGCACCTGCTTGGGACATTTTAACCATTATTTTGCAGAACTCACGACTATTTTTTTCACTTATGTTTTGTGAATACGCATAGCGCAATTTATAAAGACCGATGTCACCCCATTTAGATTCCTTCTCGCCTTTTGCGTCGCTCATTTTTGGCATCTTGTTACGCTTTGCGAAGAACTCGCTTGTGTAGTTCATTTCGTTTTTTGGGTCGGTAACGTCTTCTTCGCTTACCAATTCCCATTCGTCTAAATCGATGTATTCCGCTTTTTCTTTTAATGAATCAATCCATTCGAGACCTTGCTCGTCGCTGAAATCATTCTCAGCATCCGCAACTACTTTTTTTTTTAATTCAGCAGTTTGCACCGTTGGTTCAACAACTACAACTTCGGGGTCAAAAGGTGAGTTCATTTCGATGTTTATCTCTCCTAAAATCGGAGTGAAAACTCTTTCAATGATTCTTTGATAAGGTTTGATTACTTGGTTGTTGAATATCTCTAAACCAACCAACATTTCGTCTTTGTTCGAACCAAAACCTGTCGTGTCTCTAATTCCGTGAATCAATGGTGACACAACGCGGTGTCCTACCATAATTTGCTTCGCTGTTTCTTCGCTTAAGAATTGATATTGCTTGTCAGCATCTGAAAGTGGAAACGCTTCGATTTGTGGAGCGCGTGAAGGATCTTCGTTGAATGTCATTAAGAACTTACCCGCGTTACTTGCACCGCTCAATCTTGTTTCCCATTCACGACGAATAGCCTCACGTTCTTCTTTTTGCGGTATGCCATTCAAGAAGTTAATGATGAATGAAGGAAAGAAACCGTTCAAGATATTGTTAACGTGGTAAAGTCCCATTTGGTAACTCAATTCAACGTAATTCAACGCTCCGAAGTAGTCGGGTTTAGGATAATAAACACTTCCCGCGCTCATTCCGTGCGCGTAAATAACTTGTCTTGGTTGTTCTTGTGCAATGGAAGGATTGAACGCAGGGATAAACTCTGGCTTACCTCTTTTGCTTCTTGTATTTGCCCAATCTTTCGAATAGAAAATTCCTGTAATATCGTCCTCTTCTTTGTCGTATGCAAGTCTGCAATTCTCAAAAGGCAAGTGGTTTATTTGCACAACGCGAGTGAAGTCCATTGACCAAATAACCTCAGCGCAAAAAGCACCTTGAAGTTTTAAGTCAAAAGAAATACCTTGCAAAGCATTGTCGAGAATAGTTCCTGTACCTTGTCCCTCAATCATATAAGAAATTGAGTTCACCAATGCGTTGTGAATTGGTGAGTTTTGGTAAAGGTTTATAAGATGTTGAGGGAATAAGTTGTTTTGACCATAGTCAATCCAACCGCTTCTGTTTTCTTTTTCAACCGCTTCAACTGGCTGATATAATGAAAGGTTAATTGCTTGTATATTGTTTTCCATTTTATGCGCCTGTATAAATTACATCGACAGGAATTGTCGGTGTTGAAACGTCAAA